ATTACCTTTGTGCTCTGTCCAGAAGAAATAGTAGGATAAACAGAGGCAAAGAAGTCATCAGCAATGTGATTCGGGATGAAAGCGAACTCGTCAAGAAAGATGACATTATAGGATCCGCCTCGGACAGCAGATGAAGAAGTAGAGTTAGACGAAATTTTGGACCCATTTTCTAATTCCAGACTACCTTTGTTCCATGATATAATACCCTGCTGCATCCACTTCGGCAAGTTCTCATAAGCAAGTTGTAATCTTCCAAGGAGATCACGGGCAGTTGATGCCTTGTTTGCTAGGATGGCGATGTTAACATTATCGTTAAAAACAGCATAGTGTAAAAGATATGATACACAAGTAGTAGACTTACCAGTCTGACGTGGCATCTTACAGATATTAAACCTATTATCATGGAAATTTTGAATTAGTTTTTCCTGAAATGGGTACATATCAAAAGGAACAAGTCCTTCATCAAGAGAAACAATTTTTATATACTTCCTTGCAAAATATACCGGGTCTTGTTTACATTTGAGGAACTCAATAACATTCTCTTCTGTAAATTCAATCGCAGTATTTGCTTTCTTAAGGTTTGGGTTACCTAAATAAACTTCACTCATAACGAAACTCCTTTTTTAGTCTTCTACATAAATGAACGACACACTGGCATTGGTGATATTACTTGAAGATGCAATAACTGCTGATATACAGTCTCCTGGTGGAACATCAATACCAATAGCAGTTAAATCAACATTAATAGTGTCACCATTAGAAACATGAAATGCTGCAATTGCTGGTGTTGATTGTGGTGCTAATGAAAACTGCCCAGCACTATCTTGAGTAGCATACAAAGATGCATTGAAGTTTGTTTGTGTTGTAAGTCTCAAATAATTTGTAAATTTTGCATTAAAATACAAGTAAATGATTGCTGGATCCTGAGTTGTATTCACAGAAGCAGTCAATCTTTGTGGAATCAAATCTCTGGTATTAATTTTTCCTTGATAGATAATTTTATTTTTGAGAGTAAGTAAATGATATAAAGTTCCAGGTGTATTCATACCACTGTTTCTGGTTGCAGTCACAGAATAAGGAAGTCTGGTATTTGTTACCAAACCTTCAATAGCACCAAGGAATGAAGATCCAGTGCAAGTTACAACACCACTTGCAGGAGCTCCCAAGTTTGCTGCAACATATCCAATCTTCATAGATGGATTATCTAAATGAGGAGATTCATTTCTATTTGTGTAATGTTCATGGTGGAAGAACATCATATCCCCATTAGTGGGGTTCTCAATAGCATAACGGATCTCACCAGCACCCAACCAACGGAAGTTGATTTGATACACATTTAGTTTTGATGGATCAATAGTAACACCAGAGTATCCAGTTCCATCCAGTTTGTCTAAGTTAAAATCATCTTGGAATGTCCAGTTTTCTGTCTGTGTTACTCCAGTTTGTTTTTTTGTATTGGTAAATGTTATACCTGCAGTACTGGTTGCATTAAATGTACCAGATTGAGCACCAAGAGATGTTGCTAAGAATGAAATCTTTGCCTGATCATATTCTAGGAGATATAAAGCATTAAAAAGTGCCTGATCTTGCAATCCTTCTGCAAGTAATGCAATGTTTGCGGCAATACTTCCACCACCTAAAGTTACCGCAGTAAAACTAGTGCCGTTGAGAGTAACTGTTACATCCCCATCTGCCAGTGTAGTGAAGGCAAACTCTTGTATATTTGCTTTACCTCCACTGGCACGAAGGACGCCAAACTGTCCATTGGTATGTGCATAACCGATTTGAAGGGCATTTTCTTGATTGAATAAACCTACTCTTTGAGTAAATCCTACTGGGTTAGAAGAAAATGCGGCAGTAAATCTTGCAACTGCACCCTGCCCAGGACGATATCTCAAAAAGTTTGTGGTTCTAATAACACCATAAGAATTAGCATCTGTTCCTGCACTAACTTTAAATTTAAAATCTCCATTTGTTGCAATACCACTATTGCTAAATGTAAATGTCTCAAACTCTCTTGGATCTAATCCATAGACAGCATCACCCTGAATCTTTGGTGTGATGGGAACTGCAATATTCTCACCAAATGCAGATTCGCCACAAGCACTTGGAGTAATGATTTGACCATATTCGTCACACCGCATGTAAACTTCATGTAGTGTTCTTTCTTGGTTTAGAAAGTCCTGTGTGTTCTTATTCCACTGAGCCATTAGTCACTCCAAGTTAATCTTTCTGGTTGATATCTTTGTGCGTTTTTAATTTTTGAAGGAGAATTTCCTGGATAAATTTGATGAACCATTGCTCCAGGATATTCTCCTTGAATCTGCTCTGCCAATTCATTTTTAGAAAGCATTTTACCTTCTACTTCAAGACGATATAACTTACCTTCCCAGACAACATCGGCAAAGAACGACTCTTGTGCCTGTTCTGGTTGAGAACCTCCTACATTGAGAGTTCCATTGAAATCACCATTAATGGTGATGCTTTCTGAGAGAAATTGTTGAAAACTTTTCATTGATCAGCACTTCCAGCGACGACGGGCTTTACAAACAGGTTTATCGGGGGTTTTAGAGCAATCAATGTTATGCATGTCTTGCTGCCCCTTAGAGCGAGCACAGAAAGACTTTCTACGCTTCGCATCCTTACTACCTGGCTTTGGATCACCAGTTACGGCAGTCTTGAGTTTAGAACCTGGATTCTCACGACGATATGCTTTGACTGCAGCAGGACTCATACCATCAGTTTTATCAGACTTATTTACTTTCTGCCAATCTTCTTTGACTTGTTTATGGCAAGATTTACCACAGGTCATACAAGGATCTTTCCCACACTTGCAATTGCAATGAGACTCTGCAATTTGAGATCTCCAATCAGAAAACTGCTCTTTCTTGACCTTTACTTTTTTAGAGTCTCCAGTCCTAAACTTTCCATATGGAGTTGGAAGTTGTTCACCATATTCTCCCGTCTTCTTCTCAACTTTATCCTGCGCATCTACATCGCCATCGACATCATAATCAATTCTTTTAACTGCTTTTTTGACAAGTTTTTTTATATCTCCTGAAGGTATCTCAATTTCTGATGAATTTTCAAAAACACTTGTGATTTTTGGATCTTTGTTAGAAACCCATTCACCTTGAGCATTTTTCCAACGCATTTCTCCACGTCTTAATCTTGGTTTTTTTTGAGTTTCTTCTCTTCTTCTTTTGTTTCTTGTTATTGCTTCACTATCTCTAACTCCACTGACAGTGCGACCTTCACCAATTTCTTCTGGTTTGATAAGATCAATGAACTCATATTCAGTTGCCTTAAAATCATCTCTCCAATTAGAAAATTCCACTGATTCTGTCTTATTTCCCCAGTTAGCAGCACCAACTTTACGGCACTTAACCAGAGCACCTGAGGCATACGCACTTGGCCAGACAGAATAACGAGACTTGACCTTGTTATAGCAGGCATCTTTCTTGCCGCTACCTTTACCTGGTTTATCTTTTACTTCTTGGATGTTCATTTCTTCAGTTTTTACGTTAGTTGGTTTGGCAGCACCAGATTTTTCTGGTTGATTTGGATCTTGACGATTTTTTCTTCTTCTTGCAGATTCCTCTTCTTCGGCACTCAAATTTGCTGCCATTTTAGAACTTCCACACTTTGGCGTTGAAGTTTGACCTGGTTGACGAGCACAAGGTTTACCTGCCCATTTGCCACCAAGTTGAACCCATCCTTTTTTGCCATCTGAAGACTTGGATTTACCAAACCAATCGTGAAGACCTTGATCTCCGGATTTTGTTTCTTCATTAGTCACATAATCTGCTGCAGTATCAATATAATCTGCTGCTTTGGTAATTTTGGATTGAACCCATGCTTGCAAATCCCCCTCACCTTTCTTTCCCATCTTCTTTTGAAGACGCTTTACGGCATTGGTCACGGTCTTTAATTCTGACCGTGCCATGGAGTATTCGTGATCTTTCTTTTCTTCACTCATTTTCTTTTTGCGACCCTGGCAGTGAGCACGTTGACTGAAACCTTTTGGGTTGTTGCAATCAATTGATTTTTTATATTTTTCTGACCAACCCATTAGAAAAATTACTCTTTATTATTTAGGAATCCCTGCTTAAGCATTTTTTGAAGTTCAGAAGTTGATCCAACAAACACTGCATTATTAGTTACATTATTGGTAGTCTTGACAGTATCCTCTTCAACATCTTTAAGTTTCTTTTGAAGATCTATGAGTTTATCAGTAGTATCAGCAACACTCTTAATTAACTGTCCAGCAACCTCATATGCCCTTGGGCTTGCTCCTTCCCCTGCGAGTTCCATAATGCCATTAATTGCCTCTTGACCCTTCTCTATGAGCGAATAGAGGTTGGCTCTAGTGTATTCATAATCTTTTTGCACATCATTACTATTAGTCTTAGCAATCTCTATTTCTTTCGCGGTAGTTTCTATAATACTACTTTGAGTATTCAATGCCTTATCAAGACCATCATAACTGCTATTCATATATCAGAACCTCATATATCTTTTTGTTGAGTTGGACTATATTCCTTAGAATCAAACAACATCTCTATTGTTTCACTAAATCCAAAATCATCTGCTGGTTCCGCATCAATTGGATCAGGAACGGCAGTATATCTCATCTCTCTTTTTGCCGTATTTGTATCCGTTCCAGTATAATAATCAACCTGAACCTTACGAATGAGACCATCCGTACTCTCTGCAATTGGTCCAAATAGATATGTTTTCGCAGTAAAGTTTAAGGTGTAAATAAGTGCTCTTCTTGTAGAAAAATTTCCTTCATAATTATCTTGGAATGATATATTATCAAGTATTATCGGAATATCTTTTTTCTCTCCTATAGAACTAACTAAATCAACCGTTAAATTAAATGATGGTTGAAAAAACGGAAGTATCTGCTCAACTATTTGTAGAGCATCATCATTCAATTTTGTAAAAATACTCAATTCGAATCCAATATTATATGGTACTGGCATGTAAACTTTTTTCAAGTTACTTCCATCAGAAGCTTTAAATGTTTGAGTTACACTCGACTTTCTTGTAGGGTCATATTGAATAGATGTCATTTCAAATGACATTCTAGGAAGAGTAGTAGCAATTGATTTTGTTAATTGTGCCTGCTCTTCTATTTTGGCAAGGAACTTCTGCATTGGACCATAAGACAAAGCAACTTTTGTTTCATCAAGAGTTGATCCATCTTTTTTCTCATGACGAATGTAAATGTTATTAAAAAGAGTACCAAATCCAACTATGGTCTTTCTAATAATTTCGTGATAAAAATAAGTCCCTAACATTAATAATCTCCGAATGGATTAGATTCTGTAAAATCTAAAATAGAATCCGCTTCATCTTCTATTTCTTTATTTGCATCATATGGATCATCATAACTGTCTGTTGAATAAGACTCGACGATATATCTTGCAGAAGAAATTGAACCTGCAACAACCTCTCCAGCAGAAAACTTACCACTATTTATTGCAACTCGTAAATTGGTAATGGCAACTTCTCCAGGTAAAACTGGAACTGTTGTTCTATAATCTCTAACTCTAGCTGTTGTACCAGAAGTTTCTCCAGTTACTACTTCATTATAGATAAATGTACCAATTCCTGTTGTAGATAATCCTGCAACCGTGACTGTTGGATTTTCAGTATAACCAATACCAGGATTTGTAATGACTATTTGAGAAATGGAACCAGAAGAAATTATGGATTCTGCGGTAGCAGTTGCCGTAATTCCAGATCCTGTTGGCTCGGAAATTATTATGTTTGGTTTTGTATAATATCCATCTCCAGCATTTGTAATATTGAAAGAAACAACGCCTTTTCTTATTGGTTCAACCGAACAAGTTGCAGCTGCACCAGTTCCACCTCCCCCTGTTATGGTTATTGTTGGCGGTTCTACATAACCAGATCCAGCATGAGTTAATAAAATTCTATCTATAGATTTGAGACCGGCAACTGAAGTAACAGTAGCAACTGCCGTAGCTCTAGTTCCTGAAGGAGGAGGTGATAATGTAACAGTCGGTGCCGAGGTATATCCATAACCATCATTATTTAAGAATATTTCCCTAATATAACCACTTCCAATACCAGCAGTTGCAGTTGCATTTGTTCCTCCATTTACTAAGACCAAAGTCGTAATATAACCTTCATCCTCCACAGTGTTGTCAATTTCATCTATTGCAGTATCGATAAGTTCATTTTCATATTCATATAATTCACAATTTAATTCATAGACATAATTCTTACCAAGTTGATAAAATGGTTTTTCCGATTCTACTCTTTTAATTTCAAATAATCTTTCACCTAATGGAAAATATATTAAATCTCCTTCTTTTGGTCTTGTAATCAAGTCAGCAAAATCAAATCCAGTAATTCTACCTTCACGGACTCCGGAAGATATACCTTCTAAGAAAGGTGCAATAAATTCTTCATAACGTTCTCTTGAGATTGTAATACTAATCTCATTTTTTAGAGATAATCCAAATTTAGTCATTATATCACTTCCTGGAGCATATCCTTCATAATTGTTCAGATATGCTTCTATCAAAAAAGTATCATCAAATTTTGATGATTGTATTTCTCTGATAATATTGTCAGTTGTAAATATTTTTCTTGGCAAATAGTATACTTCTATGCCATACATTCTTAATTGTTCATTTATAAGATCTTGTATAAGGTATTGCTCACTTTGAGAACCTTGTAAGAAAAATGGATTTAGTGCCATGATTATCCGATAAAGTCATAAGGTGGAAGTTCATAATCCATCGACATTCTCTGTAAAATGGAGGCGATTTCTTTTTCTGCATCATCATATAATTCTCTTCCATTAAGTTCGATTCCTCCAGGAAGTTTTACACCACGGAATTTAATTAAATTTTGTCCCCACTGGCGCTTTATCAATGCAGTAAGATATCTTTTAACAAAACTATCATTATAAACTCTTGTGAAATCATTGGGATTTAAAATTCTATAGCAATCAATAACTAAAAAATTGTCTAAAGATTGAGATCCCCAATCAATGTCCAAATACAATCTATTCTGTCTTTTGTTAAATCTTAATTGCTTATCTGTTGTCAGTAAATAATCTATGTCTTCCAAATACGATTTAGTCATTGCATACTGCAAAAGTTCAACTGAATTAAAATAATATAAATCATTTAAAAATAATTGATATTTGATGCTAAACATTCCTCCAGAAATGCTGCTAGTATCAAATTTAAATACTTTTTCTATACCAATTACAGAATCTGGTATTTGAATAAAATTAGAAGTTTCATAAAAATTGAATGATGTGGATCCATAACCCGGAATACTTGTTGATGTTCCTGTGGTTGTTGCTATTCCAACTCCAGTTGTCCCTGATGCTTTTCCCCTATCTAGGTCATCTTGAGATATTTTGTATTTCAAATACATTCTTTCTACACCATCAAAATGCCTCTCATGAAAAAGTTGAAGGGCGTCATCTACTAAATCATCAATTTGATCATCATCAACATTTATTTCTAACACAGGAGATCCTAATCTCCTTAAACAATAATCGATTAATCCTTGTCTAGTGCTTGGTTGAGCCATCAATACCATCCTCCGTCAATTACTGATGTCCATGTAGGTATTCCTACAGCATCTGTTGTAAGAATAAAATTACTCGTTGTTATTCCTGTTGTAGTTGCTGCTGCTCCTATAAGTTTTCCTGTATCATCAAAATATGCAATGCCATTTGGACCTGTATAATTATCACTATCATAATATAAACCTTCAGTTACTGTTACAAATCCTGTGATACTTACATTATTTTTAAATGTTGAAAGACCTGATATATAAAGTTGTTGTGCAGTTA